GAAATTACAGAAGAGCAGACTTGCTTCATAGTGCTACTACTTGTAGTAATACCAGTATTGGCAATCTCATATCTCAAAGGAAGTGATGCTGTTGTAATATAAGTGGATTCAATTAAGTTTGCGTGGTGGAATGAATGACAATGAACAAACTGCCCATCAATCACAAATCCCATTCTGACTGTGCCAAGACCTAACCACTCAATATCCATCCAAAGAATTTGTGCTTTGGAAATATCTATTGTAATACCAGAAACACCAGTGCCATCTAACTTATCAATATTCCAATCATCTTGTGCTACTGAAGTTTCAGTACCAGTAGACAAACTTCTCTCTACAAAATAAGGAGTTGTACCATTAATCTCAAAATACATTCCATTATCGGCACCAAAATATCCAATTCTTTGTCTTAGATTTTCTTTTGGTGCGGCAGGAACAAAAGTATTTAATACAAGCAAAGATTTTCCTGGTTGATATGAGAATGTCTTAGTAGTTTCTCTAATTACTGAACAACCAGCAGTAGTTCCAATACCAATATTGACTAATCCTTGAGTTGTTACAAATCCAACCGTAGAACCAGTTCCTACAATCAAACTCTCCCAAAGATTATTATCTCTATATCTGTGAGAACTATCAAATAATGTAAGTGGTTGAGATATTCTAGTTCTCCCAAAAGCATCTGGATTTACACTTACAGGAAATCTATTGAGATTATCAACAACATTCCCATCCCTTGTTGCTATCAAAGGAACTTCAAAAAGTGTTCTTTCTTGATTTAGAAAGTCCTGTGTATTTTTATTCCACTGAGCCATTAGTCACTCCACGATAATTTTTCTGGTTGATATCTCTGTGCGTTTTTGATTCTTGAAGTATTTACCTGACCAGGATAAACATTATGAACAATAGCTCCAGGATACTCTCCCTGAATTTGTTCTGCCAGTTCATTCTTAGAAAGAATCTTTCCTTCTACTTCTAAACGATATAGTTTACCTTCCCACATAACATCGGCAAAGAAAGACTCTTGTGCCTGTTCTGGTTGAGAACCCCCAACATTTAGGGTTCCGTTGAAATCACCATTGATGGTGATACTTTCTGTTAAAAATTCTTGAAAACTTTTCATTGATCAGCACTTCCAGCGACGACGGGCTTTGCAAATTGCTTTATCGGGGTCTTTTGAGCAATCGATGTTATGCATGTCTTGCTGCCCCTTAGAGCGTGAGCAGAAGGACTTTCTGCGCTTGGCATCCTTACTACCTGGTTTTGGGTCACCAGTTACAGCAGTTTTAAGTTTGGAACCTGGGTTTTCACGGCGATAAGTATCAACTGCTTTCTGACTCATACCATCAGTTTTATCGGACTTATTGACCTTCTGCCAATCTTCACCAAGTTCTTCTCTCCAATCTGAAAACTCTTCCTTTCTTACTTTTGTCTTGCTAGGTCCTTTAAACGCTTGTGTTCCAGTAAACTTTTTGCCATCAGGAGTTGGAACAAATTCTCCATACTCTCCCTTGTGCTTATCATTATGTTCTACATCACCATCAACGTCAGTATCAATTCTTTTTACTGCTTTTGCAACTACCTTTTTGATATCACCAGTAGGAACCTCAATCTCCCCATGAACATTTTTTGATTCGCCAACTGGAACGCAATTAGGAACTACTTTCTTACCCTTCTTCTTCATTCCCTTTTGGGTATATCCAACCCAACACTTTTCATCAATAGGTTGTCCACCTTGAATTGGATCAGGTTCAATAAGATTTACTGTTTCAATTTCAAGTGCTTTAAAGTCATCTCTCCAGTTTGAGAAGTCATAACTCTCAGACTTGTTACCCCAGTTAGCGGCACCAACTTTACGACACTTTACAAGTGCTCCAGATGCATATGCACTTGGCCATACAGAATAACGAGACTTGACCTTATGGTAGCAAGCATCTTTCTTACCGCTACCCTTACCTGGTTTGTCTTTTGCTTCAGTTACTTCTACTTCTTCTTTCTTCATTTTTCTAGCATCATCTTTTGCAAAAATTTTTGCTTGTAATTTTTTATAGTTATCATATTTTCTAACAGCATCAGAATGTTTTTTCTTCTGATCATCTGTTCTTATATCCTTTCTTTTAATAGAAACTATGTTAGGTTTCTCTTTTTTATAATGAGAAGCAGGAATATTCCCATCCTTATCACGTTTAACATCTGAGGTTGCACCCCTATAGGACACTTTCTTACTACTAGTCTGACCCTGACGGATTGAAGATCCCTCAATAATTTCTACTTCTTCTTTCTTCATTTTCTTCTTTGGATCTGTAGAAACATAAGTCGGTTTTGCGGCACCAGTTTTTTCTTGTTGTTCTGGATCTGCTGCCTTTTTTCTTCTTTGTGCAGAAAGTCTTTCTGCTTTAGTCATACTTGCTCTTTTTGCCGAAGAAACACATTTTGGTGTTCCTTCACCAGGTTCATCACTTGCACAAGTCCCACCTGTTACAACGTTGACCCAACCAGATTTTCCGTCTTTTGATTCAGAATCTTGATACCACCTATGAAGACTACCTTTTTTGACAGTTTCCTCATTGGTTACATAATCTGCAGCAGTATCAATGTAATCTGCTGCTTTTGTGATTTTGGATTGCACCCAAGCTTGCAGATTGCCCTCACCTTTCTTACCCATCTTCTTTTGAAGACGCTTTGCGGCATTAGTCACAGTTTTCAACTCAGACCGTGCCATCGAGTATTCGTGATCTTTCTTTTCTTCTGACATTTTTTTCTTCTTACCCTGACAATGGGCACGTTGACTAAAACCTTTTGGGTTGCCACAATCAATTGATTTTTTATATTTTTCTGACCAACCCATTGGGGGAAACAAGTTTACTCTTTATTATTTAGAAAACCTTGTTTGAGTAGTTTTTGTAACTCTGTGGTTGAACCAACAAATACTGCATTATTAGTTACATTGTTGTTAGTTGTTTTAACCGTAGTGTCCTCAACTTCTTTGAGTTTTTTCTGCAAATCAATCAATTTGTCTGTCGTATCGGCAACACTCTTAATCAATTGTCCGGCAACTTCATATGCTCTTGGACTTCCACCCTCACCAGCAAGTTCCATGATTCCATTGATTGCTTCTTGACCTTTCTCAATCAAGGAGTAAAGATTGGCACGGGTATACTCATAGTCCTTTTCAATATCAGGACCTTTCGGTTTTATATTTTGAATTTCGGATGAAACTTTTTCTGCTTTTACAATGCTACTTTCCACATTGAGTGCCTCATCGATAGAATCATAATTATCAGACATAATTTATCAAATATCCTGTTGTTGTGTTGGACTATATGATTTGGAATCAGTAAACATTTCCCAAGACTCACTGAAACCAAAATCATCATCTGGACCAGCGCTGACAGGATTTGGTGTAACCGTATATCTCATTTCACGTTTTGCGGTGGAAGTATTTGTATCGGTATAAATGTCTGCCTGAACCTTACGGATAAGACCCTCTGTAGTTTCTGCGATAGGACCAAACAGATAAGTCTTTGCAGTAAATCTTAGGGTATATATGAGTGCTCTTCTAACTGTAAAGTCTCCTTCATAATCATCTTGCATATCAATACTGTCTAAAACAACAGGAATATCCTTCTTTTCTCCAATAGAATCGACTAAATCTAATGTAAGATTGAATGCTGGTTGGAAAAATGGTAATATTTGCTCAACAATTTGAAGAGCATCATCACTTAACTTTGTGTATATTGCTAACTCAAATCCAATATTATATGGGACTGGCATATAGACTTTTTTAATATTACCAGAGGTGTCAGAAGCTTTGAATGTTTGTGTTACTCCCGCTTTTCTTGAAGGATCATATTGTATAGATGTCATTTCGAATGACATTCTTGGAAGAGTGATAGCAATTCCTTTTTTTAAATCTGCCTGTTGTTCTATTTTTGCTAAGAACTTTTGCATCGGACCATAAGATAGTCCAACCTTAGTCTCATCAACTACGTTATTATTTTTATCTTCGTGTCTGATGTAAATATTATTAAAAAGAGTGCCAAAACTAACAATAGTTTTTCTTACGATTTCGTGATAAAAATAAGTTCCTAACATTAATATTCTCCAAATGGATTGCTTTCCGTAAAGTCTAATATTGAATCTGCTTCTGTTTCTATTTCATCATTGAAATCATAAGTTTCGCGTGCATTTTCATAATTATCATTATCATAAGATTTAAGTATATAGGTTGCGGATGATGTTGACCCAGTTATGACTTCACCAGCAGAGAATTGACCATCATTGACAGAAACATAGAGTTCTATTGGTGGGTTTGATGCACTTATATCTGTTCTATATTTTATACTCTTTATCCTTGCTGTTGTTCCTGACAGAGAACCAGTTATAATTTCAGAAGTCTGATATGTTCCAATTCCGGTTGTAGATACCCCAGATATTGTGACAGTTGGATTTTCTGTGTATCCATAACCAGCATTTGCTATTTGTAAATCAGAAATGATGCCAGTATTTGATATCAATGCTTCTGCCGTTGCTGTTTGTCCAACAGAAGGTCCATTTATGGTAACAGTTGGCACTATAAAATAACCACTTCCAGGATTGGAGACTGTAAGAGTTTGAACTCCATTATCAACAATAACTGCTGTTGCAGCTGCTCCCGTTCCACCACCACCTGTTATTGTGACTGTTGGTGGACTTGTTGATGTATATCCAGCACCTGCGTTGGTTATTCTTATTTCTTTTACAGACTTAATACCACCGACAGATGTTGTTATTGCAACTGCTGTGGCAGTTGTTCCACTTGTTGGAGCAGAAATAGAAACCGTTGGTGTTGTGCTATAACTATATCCATCATCAGACAATACAATCCTTCCAACCATTCCAGCACCACATATTGATGC